TTGAGGCTGAACGGCAAGCACTGTCCCCATGCCGGTGCGCGTGACGCGAACGCCCGCGCTGGGTAAGACCTGGAGCGACCTCAGGTAATCGATGAGCGAGTTCCAGTCCGATGCCTTGATCGGGTCGCCTTTTTTGACTTTGGCAGGAAGGCCCATTGGTTAAGTCCTCGAGTAAATCTCTGGCTCCCAACCACCCGCGCCGCTGGCCCGATACTCCCGCGTGACCTTGAATGCCGTGCCGTTGCTGGAGATTTGCTCCTCGGCATCAATGCCGACCAACAACCAGTTGCGGCGATCGGGTAGGGTGGGGGCGTATTGCGGGGTCACAATCCGACCGAGATTCGCCAGGCTAGGGGAGCCATTCTCGGTATTGGTCACCCGCATCGTCACGGAGCCGAGCAGATAGTCGTCCACACCTCGATTCCGGTAGGCGTAATACTTCTTCATTCCCTCGGAGGCATCACTCCCGTTGGGTTTCCAGCCAGCAAGGTCGGCGTCGTTGGGGTCGGCTTCGGGGCTAAAGTTGGTCGAGAAAGCGCTAAGCGGGGTCAAGGTCGCCATGAATGGCTGAAGCGCATTCTGGGCTACCTTGATGTCTTTGACGTTGGTGAGCGTGTTGGGCATGGCGATGGGTGGTTACAGATTGGTGGTGCTGGAAAGGATGAGTGCCTGCTGCTGGGCGGTCAGCGAGCGCCAGAAGACGGTTTGCTCTTTGGGATCGGCGATGGCTTTGAAACGAGCAACGATGTCTTCCGCCTGCCGGTCGCCTTTCGGGGAAACGGCAACAGGAGAGGGGGTTCCCGTGGACGCCACAATCTCGACGGCCCGCTTCGATGCCCGGATTTCGATATCCTGCTCGCGAGACTCGAGTTCCTTGTTCCGGGCGTGCGCCAAAGCGACCTGCGCTTCGAGTTCCGTTTTCGAAGTGGTGAGCGCTTCGATGTTCTGACGCGCGGCCAGAAGGTCTGCATCGAGCCGCTCTCGATTTGCCGTAGCTTCCGAAAGTTGTGCCGTCATCAATTCAACTTTCGTTGCAGATTCAGATAGGAGTGATTCTCTGGCCTGCGCGTCCGTTTCGAGCGCAGTTACCCTGGCGAGGGCCTGATCGAGTTGTTCGTCTACCGTAAGCATGATGCCTGCGGTTTGGTGTCAACCCACCGATTTGACGTGGCGGGCTCGGAGCATGGCCAGTGCATCGGCGCGGCTTTTGACCGTTCCAGCCAAGTTCAGCCGCATTGCGTTCTTGGCAGAAAACGTCTGTCCCTCCATCGCTTCAGGTGGAATCTTCCGTCCCCGCGCCAGCACAGCCGCCTGAAATTCAGCGGCGATTTCCTCCACGTTATTCTGGAGCCAAACTTTTTGATCTTCGCTAAGCGGGACGCCCGGCGTGCCGATGCTTTTGTATTTCCCTGCCGCAAAGACATCGACGTTGATCCCTTCGGTGTGCATCGCCTCGCTGCTGTCGGTGATGGTGATGATGACGCCGATGGAACCGACGCGGGCACTCGGCGTCATGTAAATGGCATCGCACTGGGACGCCACCCAATAGGCAGCACTGCAAATCTGCCCAGCCGTGAAGGCATAGACGTACTTCGCCTTTGATAGATCCGCGACGGACTGGGCAAGCTCCGGGGTGCCGTTAACGCTGCCGCCGGGGCTGTCGATGTCCAGGAATACCGCTTGGATGGTTGAGCTAGCAGATGCCTCGTTGATCGCATCGATCACCTCCTCGGTATCAACGGCTCCAAGCAGGAGCGAGGCGAGTAACCCCGGTTTCCGCATCATGGGGCCATTGATGGTAATGATGCCGACGCCATCTTCGATGGTGAGCAGCGGTGATTGGGCTTCGCTGATGGGCGGAGTGGGGGAGTCAAAGAAGGCTCGTGTACACGCCAGCATCGCGGCGTGGGCCTCGGGAGTGATCAGCCACGGTTGCTTGAGGAACAGGATGTCGGCGGGTTTCACACCAGCGGCGGAATGTCAAATCAACCACCCTGACGCGTGATGCTTGCCGGGGCTAAATCTTGAGGTTCTCCAGAGCCAACAACTCCATCTCATCAAGGACATGATTGATGGAGTGCTGAATCGTTGCGGCATTGCGAACTGCAGAGACGGACTCGGGTTCAAAAGCATGCAGGATGCTGGATGCGGGTAGGTCGCGAAATGAACCGTCATCCAGCACCAGTCGGTAAAACGATGGCGCACCCCACGCATCGAGTCCGATGCCATCCACGGTTTCAGATCCTCCAGGAGCATCTCCAATTCGGTGCGATTCGATGAGTTGAAGCACCGGGCGACCGAGCCGGTCGCGGGTCTTGTGGATGAAGTATTCGCCATCAACGTCGATTCCGCGACAAACGAGGTTCTGGCATTCCTCGAAGGAAAATCGCCCCGTGATCTCGCACCGGGCAGCCCAGTTGGCAAAGTAGTCCTCCGCCATCCGATTCCATTGTGGGTCGGAGGACTGGGCCTGCGGCTTGATTCCGTCGCCCGTGGAGTAAATCGCCATGTTCGCGACCAGCTCACGCACGAAACCAGAGTTCTTCTGGAGGTAGCGGGATCTCCGCACCAGCTCCCCGCGGATGCCGGGGGTGAGATCGCGCTTCGTATCGCCCGGTGCAGCACCCGGAACCCAACCCCGGCGTTGAGAGGCGTTCGCCGATTCGTAGGAACTGACCCATGCGTTAGGGATCAGCCGGGCCGCGATGGATAGAAAGCGATTCATTTGGGGAGGTGGCCGTGAATTTGAGAGACGGCGATCTGGCGCTTCTGGCCATAGGTATTCGGATCGAGAACCCTGAGCGCGTAGGCGCATTCCTCGAGGGTTTCCTTCACCGTCATCGGGAATTGCTTTGAAACCGAAGTTCCTGAGTCGCCCCACTGCATGAGAGTTTTACCCTCAAGGAGCATCTCTTTAGCTTTCGTCTGAATTTGAAGAACCTCGGTAACGGTGAAGCCGACGATGAATAGTCCCTGCGCCATGCTGGAGCCGGGATGTCAAATCAGACGATCGTCGCACCCCTAGCCACCAGCTCCCTGCACTCCGCAAGCGATAGCCCGGTTTTCAGTTGGAAATGAGGCGGGTCCTCGAATCCTTTCCAGTCGCCTCCCCAGTCCAACCCTAACGATCTACCGATTTCGCCTGCTTTGGCGTATAGGGGAGACTCCCCGATATACCGGATTCCGTCAAAAATCCCGATATCCCATGCGATGCCGAAGTTGTGCCATGAGTACCCGCCTCGCGCCTTGGTTATAATCGGCCCTGGCTTGGTGCGCCCGTGGGCGTATAAGGCGTCTTGTTCCTCGTAGGTGCGGGTGCCGCAGATGATCTTGAGCGGGATCCCGGCATCAAGGCAGGCTCGCATCAAGGCACGCGCATTTGCCTGTGCGGCGGGAAGCAACGTGTTGATGTTAGACTCGGTGCGGGCGTCGAATGTCATAGGTGGGGGTGGGAGCGCTTTCTTGAGTCCCAAAAGGCCAAATAGCCAATCAATCATGAGGCTTAGGGCTGCGCCTTCGATGACGACTGTTGATCGTTTTGCTCGGTGCCGCCAGTAACCTGTTTGTCTTTGACTGAGTAAGCGAAGGTGCCACCGGAAAGCAGGGCGACCAGTCCTGCCACTCCAATCACATGACTGCGTACAGGTTCGGGGATAAAGGTCACCACGCTGGGGTTAAGAGCGATGGATGAAGCTGCGAGCGTGAACCATCCGGTGAGAGTCGTGCGCCAATTGGCGCCAAAGAGAGATTTCATGCCTCTTGCTGGGTGTCAATTTCCTGCGCTTCCGCAAAGAGCGCGGTGGCATCCTCGCCGTTGCGGATAATCTTGCGTCCTTCGCCCAACGCCAGCCAACGGCGCACGATGACGTCGCAGTAGGCCGGGGAGATCTCCAGTCCGTAGACACGGCGACCGAGTTGCTCGCCTGCGATCAGTTGGCTGCCGCTGCCCGAGAACGGCTCATAACAGAGTCCGTTTTTCTTCGTGTGCTGTCGCATCGCCACGCCAAAACACTCCAGCGGCTTGGGGGTTGGGTGATCGGGGCGCTCGTCTTGATTGAGTCCCTCGATCTCCCAGACGCTGCGTTCGTAATCGGCGCACTCCCGGGGTGGCTTGTTTCCCTTGATCCAGCCGAAGAAGCACGGCTCATGCGCCCAGAGATACCACTACCTAGTCAGAATCGGACGGTTGGGTTTGCTCCAGATGATCTGCTGGTGGACGAATGCCCCGTTCTTCTCCCATGCCTCCTCGACCATCTTTTGGCGGCGGCTCGCGTGCCAGCAATACCATGCAGCATTCGGCTCAATTGCCTCCGCGACCGCCACCTTGATAAAGCGGTCGTAGAGGTCGTTGTTACGGGCGTCATCAGCTTCGTCCCAGGAAGCGCCGTAGGTTTCGCTCCAGTCCGTGTTTTTCTTCGGCTTCTTGCCGGGGTGATTGGTGCCGTCATACCCAACCAGATACGGTGGATCGGTCGCAAAGAGGATGGCGCGTTCGCCGTTCATCACACGCCGCACATCATCAGCGTTTGTGGAGTCCCCGCAAAGGAGTCGGTGCGCTCCCATCTCGTAGAGGTCGCCCGGCTTGGTGATTGGGTTTACTGGTGGTGGCATTACCGTGTTGCCCGGATCTTCCTTGGTATCCAGACGATCAAGCAGATC